GAAAGACCATGGTAATGGAGGTTTTGGTGAAAAGTTATTTGTAAACTTGGTAGACACACCTTTCTATGCAGATGGACCGCGTTCAGAACCCGTGGCGTACAAAGACTTACTCGTGACACACCTAGAAGAGTTGGGATTTAAATTAGAATTGTGGGAGGGTTTGACAGATAACCCAATTTCAGAACTGTATAGTAAATTTATATTTGTATATAAAAGATGATCGCATTCATTGTATTAATTCTTATAAACGTGTATATACTTGCTACAATCAGAGAACCACGTGAACTCGTGGAGGTCAAAGAGAAATATCAAATTCTCAGGCAGCATTTCACCGACACAGATCACCCCAAGTTTAATATGTTACAGAGACCAGTTCCTCTCACGGGAATGAAATCAATGAATGGTGCGGTTGGTTATAATACTAATAAAGGACAGGAGATTGTCATATGCCTAGATGGTGAGGTAAATGAAATCTTCCATGTCCTCATACATGAATTGGCTCACTGTACAGTTGATGAGTATTCCCATTCAGATGAGTATTGGAATAATTACATAGAACTTCGGGACATATGTGTGAACCTCGGTATATATGAAAAGATACCAGAAATGAAAAAGTTCTGTGGTTCACACGTACAGGATAAATAATATTGGTACATAGCAAATGAAAACACCAATGAACGTTTTGTTAGTGGCAATCGGGTACTGGGTTGCTATATATGGTGTTACTCAGATACCAAATGTGTTCACCAACTACTACGTTAACCTGATATGGTTGACTGTGGTTATTCCTAATGTATTCCATATGATGGTTGGACGTGTACCACAGCTCGCGGTAGATCGTTCATTCTTCTTCGCCACCAGTGTAATCGCTTTAATTCTCACATACGTTTTTAACAAGTTGTTTAAGAAAACTAAGGAAGATCTGAAAAAATACGGGACTGACAAGGGCAAGACACTTAAAACGAATGCCTTGCTCATGGGGATGTTATCCGCAGGAGCTTTAATTACCTATTATTCGGGTATTGATAAATCAATCTATTCTAATATGGGTTGGGAATCTATTCCTAATGTTTAATGCTTCACGACGTAGTCTTTCACAAAGTAAAATACAATAGCCGCAACTACACCAGTAGATGCAAGACCAACCATGCTCCTACTCCCCTGTTCGTTAAGGAACTTGGGAATAGAAGTCACCAACTTGTCTTGAACAGGCTTAGACACCGCGAGGGCAGCAGCGGCACCCGCAACGAGGGCGATCATTTGATCATCGGTGAGACCGAAGGGGTTCTTGCTCTCTGGCTTGGCCTGCTGCGCCTGGGAGGGAGCGTAAGCACCCTGAGGATTGGGGGCGGTCATTTGGGGCATCATACCCTGCATCTTGGGCTCATCCATCATCATTGGGGCATCCATCATAATATCGTTAATGGGAGTAGAATCCATCGTAGTCTCTTTACTTTGACTTAGATTTTTTTCGGGATACGAAAACGCTTCACGATTTGGTGGCGGAGGGGTAAAGTTTGTCGTTGGATTGTCACTAAGAGGTACCATTCCATCACCGTTGTCAGCGAGGTTGAGAGTATTTATATCACTAGACATCTGATATACTCATATGTTTTCTAGATATGTGAGTAACGCACCCTGTCACTTCGTCTTTGTAATTTTGAGAGTTGTCTTTTTAGTTGCCTTCTTTGCATCATCCTCCTTCTGTTGGAGATACTTAGGATTGAACATTTTTTTATGAAGTTTCCATAAATCTGGATGACCAACTCTAAAGTTTTTCCGAACAGTTGCTTTGTACCAGAATACACAATCCTGTATCTTGTTTGATTTTACTGTATTATCTAACACGAGACATTCATAGTTTTCTGTACACGCATCCATAACTTTATTGAACATATCAAAATTGGGAAAGATACCAAAGAAGGATTTATACAATTTTTCTCTATTTTGAAGGATATTTTCCCTTAGTAAAAATACATAATCAACATTTGCTCGGAGGGCTGGTGGGAGATCCATACAATACTGCATGGTCAACATGAAGAAAATCTTCCAATGACGACCATTCATGAAACATTGTCTAATACATGTATCCTTGAGGAACTTATTGTCATACATACAATCGTCTAGAAGCATGAAAGCACCACAATTCTGTTTACCTGCACCCACTAACTTTCTCTGTCTTGCCATGACCCGCTCTATAGCGTCTCTATCATAATCACCATACACGAATAGATCTGGTATAAACTCTGAATAAAAGTGATTCCCCTCCTCCGTTCCTGAGAGAACTATACCAGCCGGTAGATGTTTCTTATGGAACATGATATCTTTCACGAGGGTTGATTTACCAGTATTACGTTTTCCAATAAATACACAAACTTTATCATCAGCGATACCTTCGGGTTTGAACTTCTTCAACTGAAGGTTCATTCTACAGTAGTGTTCCGTTTTATTTAACATAATTTTACTCACATACTATAGGAATGTCAGGTCGTTTGAGACTTGCCGCCACTGGAGTTCAAGATCAGTGGCTCACAGGAGATCCACAGTTTTCCTATTTTCTGATGAACTTTAGGAGACATACCAAGTTTGCTATTGATTATGTTGAAACACAATTTGATGGCACTGATTTGGATTTTGGAACGACTCTCCATTATAGGATACCAAACGATAAAGGTGATGTCATCAGAAATATGACCCTAAAAGTCACACTGGATGACCCCTCACCTGGAGGTGATGAATGGTCTCCTTCTATTATTTCACACCTGGTGGAGAGTGCTGAGCTCCTTATAGGTGGTCAGACCATACAAAAGATATCAGGAGAATTCATCTATATGCATCAGCAGCTCCATAATACCGACGATGACACCGATCAAACTGTTTACTTCTTAAATGGTCATGGTGGACTCTTGAGTTATACGGGTAACAACACCTACTTTATGGATCTCCCGTTTTACTTTTACCGCAATTCAAGTCTTGCCATACCAACTTGTGCACTCACGAAACAGCTCGTTGAAGTTAAACTTAAATTGAGACCTCTCACGGAACTTATTGAGGGTGGTGCATCTGTGGGTGTCTCTGCCAATATCACAAAGTGTTCCATAGACACGGAGTTTGTATTTCTCACGGAGAGGGAACGTAAATATCTCATGACTAGACCAATTGATTATGTCATCACACAGGTGCAGATGTCTAGTTTTATCATGAAACCCGGTGAGAATACTAAATCTGTGATGCTCAACTTTTCCCACCCAGTGAGGGAACTTTTCTTCGTCTCTCAATCAGAAAAGGCTGTGAGAGACAATCATCCAAATCGGTACAACAAACTTTTGAATGTTAAACTAAAGTTCAACAATGAAATAGTCTTTGATAGAGGCCACAAGTTTCTCGTGTATGAACAAGCCCTAAAGCATCATATAAGTCCCCCAGAATATGTAGCTGGTACGAACTATAAACAATCTGAGTTTGGTATGTATAGTTTCGCACTTAATCCAGAAGTGTATTACCCAACTGGACAAGTTAACATGAGTCGTATATTCCACAAACTTCTCACAATTCAAATTGACCCTATTAACGGAGTTGATAATAACAATACACGGGTGTATGCAGTCAACTACAACATACTTCGTATAAATGGTGGTTTAGCAGGTTTAAAATTTTAGATTGTTATAGTAGTAATGGCTGGCCGTGTACAGCTCTTGGCATCTGGAGCCCAAGACAGGTTCTTTACAATGGATCCAGACTATACATACTTTTTGCAAAGTTTCAGAAAACATACAAACTTTGCAAGAGAATATGTGAATATAGATGCAGAGAATGCAGTTGATTTTGGAGGTAAAGCGAGATTTAGAATTGCTCAAAATACTGGAGATCTTTTGACAACCCTCAGTGTGAAGATGAAGTTACCGACTATTTCTACAGTGATCTACGATGATCCTAGATTTATAGAGTCTATCGGTCACGCACTCATAGAGTACGCTGATCTCATCGTGGGTGGTAAAGTAATTCAAAGATTACCAAGTGATTATCTTCAGATATACTCTGAACACAATGTCACACAAACAAAACAGAGGGCACTGAAGGAGTTGATTGGAAAGTATCCAGAACGCACAGTCTCTACACGAGTATCTGACAAGGATATTCTCGGTGTGATTGGCACTGCCGACACTGAGGATGAATTCTTTGTGGATTTACCATTTTACTTTTACAATAATCCGGAGCTGGCTATACCCCTGTGTGCCATAAAGAATCAGGAAGTTGAAGTTGAAATAAAACTTAGGGATCATGACCACCTCATAATTAAGGGTTCAACGGGACAACTTCAACCCGTGACACCCGGAACGATTCACCTCAAAGATTTTACACTTTGTGCGGAGGTGATATTTCTTGATCCGTGTGACAGAATAAAACTTGAAACTGAAAAGAAGAAAGACTATATCATCACACAAGTTCAACAAAATGTTTTTGATATTGGACAAGGTGTACAAACTGGTAACTTCAAATTAGATTTTATAAATCCCGTGAAGGAACTTTACTTTGTCATTCAGAGGCAGGGTGATGTTGGTACAGCCGAGGGTGAATTTATAACCCCTTTTGACTATGATAATACCCTAGAAGATACAGGTGGTAAGTACATTCTCTATGAGAATCTTGACTATCTCACACTTGATCTGGATGGTCAACCGATTATCACTCAAGAGACGGGCAACGTCATTTTCCTTAAAGCTGTTCAGGCAGCTATACACCATTCAAAAACACAACTCATCAGGAGATTCTATTCCTATAGTTTTGCCTTAGAACCCGAGAAGTGGTATCCAACTGGACAAATCAATTTCAGTCTCGTGAAAGAGCAAATCCTAAACCTAAGTCTGACACCTTGTACAGATTATACTAGACAACTGAGAGTCTACGCACTCAGCCACAACATTCTTCGTGTTAGTGAGGGAACTGCCAGAACTCTTTTTGACGTTAAATACTAGAGATGAATATGCAAACTGGTTTCGGTGATATGGGCGACGGGATGATGGAGCGGTACATTTCTGATATGATTAATATCGTTCAACCCGTTATAGAGAAGAGTACCTTACTCGCAGCTGAATATTGCAAAGCTTGTGGGAGGGATACTATTCTTTCAGAAGACATGGAATACGCGATGAAGTATTGTGCGATGAATACAGTTGGTAAGACAATTGGTTCTATCATGCCAGAAATATACGATGAAGAGGAAAGTGATGAAGAGGGAGAGGAAAGTGATGAAGAGGGGGAACTTCCCGATTTTGTGAGATACTCGGGTCCTGATCCAGGGTTTATTCAGGTGAATGAGGCTTTTGATCGTTGGGACAATTGGATTCCCCAAAATCCGACAGAACAGATGTTAAAAAATGCTATTAATAGTAATGAGTACGTCAGAGCCGGAGGGGTGGACAATTTCTGAATATAAATCATTTCATGTGACCAATGATTCTGAAAGCTCTGTCACAGACTCTGATGATGAAGAGGAACAAATATTTGCTAAGTCATCAGTAGTCAGAAAAACAAAATACAAAAAAATAGTAGAGAAGGAGGAACTATTACCTGAATAAAATTTTCTATATATATGTTATACAAACTCACAATGGCTGACATGACCGCCCAAGCTCTCAAGACCGTTAACCTCGTTTCTCAGGAACTCGAGACCCAGTCCCTCAACTCCATTGTTGCGGGTTTCTCCTTCGCGGCTGCCATGTCGTGGATGGACCTCACCCGCTGGTTCATTCAGCAGGTGATCAAGGTGCCCAAGAACGGTGGTACCCAGTACACCCTCACTGCGGTCCTCACTACCCTCCTCTCCATCGCGGTGTACATGGTCATCTCTGGTATCTCCACCCGTGTCTCCAAGCCTGCCCAGCCCGTCTTCGCGATTACCCGCTAAGTTTTGGCTTGCGCTTCATGAGACTCAGGAGAACTAGGCCAACGAATATAATAATGCCGATGGAAATGTACTCTACTTTCCACTTATAAACATCTTCCACGATTTCTGGGATGCTTATTGGTGGTGGCAACTCCTTTTCAACAACCTCTAGGGGAACCTTTGGGAGACCCTCTAATTTATCTGTAGAACATGTAATTTCAAACTTCAAAATGTGGTCTTGATTTCTAAAATTGTAAGGAATGAGTCTACCGTGGCTCATATAGAAGAACTCTATTTTGATATCCTTGACGTACTTCTGTGGTCCCTTGTAGAACTCATGTGTGAGTGGATCGTCAGCACCACGGAAGTTCATAACGTCTGTACCATTCAAGAGAATGTGACCGGTATAAAACGGTGACGTAGAATACACAGTCTTTGTAAATTCATCTGACCCCGATGTCATACGAAGAATGAGGGAGTTTGGTCCCTCAAGGTTTATAGCTCCAGAAACGATACTATCACTCTCCACGGGATTTTTAGAAGAGAACCCCATGACTTGATGTGGTGTTGCGAGAGCCACGTTACTCAAATAACCATTCGTACCATCGAAGAACTTGAAGGAGAATGTATTACTAGATGCTGCAGTTGTGTTTGAAAATGTGAGAGCCTGTGTATCTGTGTCAAATACAACCTCATCTATACACGTCGCTGGTGGTTGCATGAGGGTGTCAAGATCCGATGCGAGAGCAGTCCCGTTTGTATAATTAGTCTCATTGAGGGTAATCTCAATGAGGTCATTTGGGGCACCTGAGTCATGAATACTGAACGTTTTATTTGTACTACATGTAGTCAATTGTACTGTAGGTATACGAGCAGAAATCAATCTGATTTGTGTAACGTCATATATAGGTTCTTTGAGAGTGACTACGTAATTACTGGCATGTGTATACACATTGGTATCCCTCTCACTACTATCTATGTCAAGTGTATGAACCTTCATTAAAATAGAGGTATA